GGAAGAAAGAATGGACGAGGTAGCTATATTGGACGGTGAGATAGCGCTATGCGAACAACGCATACAATCATTAAATAGCGAGATAGAGAGGCTCGATAAAGCCGTGCAGCGCTCGGAAAGACGTAAGAAATTTTGGAAGGTTGTGGCGATTAGCGAAGGTGGAATCCTCCTGCTTGTGGTAGGGGGTGTATTGCTTGCTCTATGAAAAGAAATATTCAATAGCAAAAACGACTATATTTGCTACATCAATAAAAATAAAATCAAATGAAAATTCACACTGACACAGTAACAAAAGAAGAGCTTGAAAAAATTCAGGCAATGACAACAGACTTTAACAGAGCAAAGATGGCACTAGGTGAAGTAGAGCTTCAAAGACATGGCATACTAAAAGCCATTGATGCTATGCGAGCTGAGTTCGCTGAGAACGAGAAAAAAATGATTGAATCATATGGCGCTGACGCCGTGATAAATATTCAGACCGGAGAAATAACCCGAAAACCACAGCAATAAAACCATTGTAAGTTTTTGTTGCTCTACAAAAAGTATAGAAAATGGCCAAGATTAGTACATACCCCAATGCATCATCTCCTCAATTATCAGACATCCTTATCGGATCTGAGGTAGGCGATGGCAACGCAACAAAAAACTTCACTATAGCGAGCATCATAGGTCTAGTAGATCTAAGTAATTTTGTCCCATACACTGGGGCGATTGACAATGTAGATCTAGGGTCGTATAGTCTTACTGCTGATTCCGCTACCATTGCCGATGGGTTTACAGTTCTCGCAGGATTGGCACAATTCAATGGACCGATTCAGGCTATTGGATCCTTAACTCTTAATAGTCAACTTATTGATGGACTGGGTAGTCCAGGGACTACAGGGCAGTTGCTATCTACAAATGGATCCGAAATTATTTGGACAACATACGGTCTTCAAGAAGTTCTTGACGCAGGAGATACTGCTAATGGAGATATAATACTTACAGGTGCTACATCGGGCCTTACCGCACCTGTTGTTGAGGCATCAAGCGCACTCATTGTAGGAGGTACATTAGAAGATTATGATAGTTCTGTGGGAACTGTAGGGCAATTGCTTTCCTCAACCGTAATAGGCACCGAATGGAAAACCTATGGACTTCAAGAAGTTTTAGATGCCGGAGATACGGCTGATGGAAATATTAACTTAACTGGAGATACCAATGCAATTATTCAAGCCGGAGCAAATGCATCAATTAAACAGGACGGGGCAAATGCATACATCAAACAATCTGGATTAGGCGCACACTTTGCACAAACAGGTAATAATGCGTATATAAAACAGGACGGACCAGCTGCATACATCAACCAGTCTGGATTAGATGCATACATTCAACAAACTGGCGATAATGCATTAATTAAGCAAGAGGGGGCAAGCGGAGCAATACGGCAGACTGGATTCAATTGTTATATAGAACAAACAGGATCTTTTGCATTTATTCAACAGTCCGGAACAAGTGCATATATACAGCAGGACGGAGCAAGTGCTCGTATCGAGCAAACAAATCCTTCCGCATATATAAAGCCCGCGCAGATTAGAGATTCTACAAATTCGCCTGGAGCCGCAGGAGAGACACTTGTTTCGCTTGGACCAGGCAATGGAGTTGAATGGCAAGAGAAGCATCAGATTGGATCATTTTACGATACAACATCACAAACCACTACAGTGGGGGTGGCTGTGCCAATGAGGTTTGGAACTGAAGATATCACGGGTTACGGCGTCGCTGTATCCACTGACATATCCTTGAATAAAACTCAGATTCAAGTTACCGAATCAGGGATTTATAATATTCAGTTCTCAGCTCAAATCCGAAATGGTGCCGGCGCTGCCGAAGTGAATATTTGGTTTAGAAAAAATGGAGTCAATATCCTGCAATCAAATACCGTTGTAACAATGCAATCAAACAGCTCTGGTGTTGCGTCATGGAATTATTTTGTACAGATGATACCGACTGATGTTGTTCAGATTATGTGGACTCAAAACAGTAACAATGCATTCTTGGTTGCGGCCGGAGCAGTCTCTCCTCATCCTGCTACCCCGTCCACTATACTGACGGTAAATAGAGTTCGTTAATCATGGACATTCGTAAAATATCTGTAGGTCCCGACTATAAAAGTGCGATGCATTATATGGTTGGTCAAAAGATATTGAATGATACAAACGAGATACATCATATTAAGCGCAACATTAAAAATCTTTCCTTTCAAGTCTTCATCATCAATAAAAAAGAAGAGGTAGTTTTGTGGAAAGAGTTCAGTCAATCAATGCCTATTTCAATTGAATTTAATATAGATTTCTAATGAAATCACCATTCTACTTTATAGTAAAACCAACAGACAGCAAGAGGTACAACAACACAAAGAACATAGCCGGGATAGACATCGTTATCAATACGTCTGAGGAGGACCACAAGTTCTCAAATAGACGGGCTGTTGTTATTGAAACACCACTTGGATACTCAGGAGCAATTTCTCCTGGGGATGAACTGATCGTTCATCACAATGCATTCAAATTCTACAACGATATGAAGGGTAGACGGAGAAGCGGTAAAAGCTTTTTCCGTGAAGACATCTTTCTTATCGAGTATGATCAGTTCTTTATGTTCAAGAACAAGGATGGTTGGCATGCTCATGACAGATACTGCTTCGTATCGCCTGTCGCTGCAACAGAGTCCTACATTAAGAAACCATTCACTGAGGAGCCACTCATGGGTGTTATGCGGTATCCAAACGAATACTTGAAAGGCCAGGGCGTAAGCGCGGGCGATCTAATTTGTTTCGCTCCTGACAGCGAGTACGAGTTTGATATCGATGGAGAAAAAATGTATAGGATATTTGACCACCAAATCGCTATCAAGCTACAGGCTTAGCATTACTTTCTATGATGAAAAAAATCGATAAAATAACAGCCATGAAGATGCGGATAATAGAGTCCGGATACAAGGCTGTTGATCATCTCATAGAGGTCGCAGAAGAAAAGATCATACAAAAACATTTTGATGGCGAGGGAGACACGGCTGAGCTGTCGGCGGATAAATTAAAGAATGCCGCCGCCACAAAAAAGATAGCCATCTTTGATGCCTTTGATATATTGAACCGCATCGAAGCGGAGCGAGAGGCCATTGAGCAATTCGAAAAGGGAGAAAGCGAAACAGATAGCAAGAAAGGATTTGCGGAAAGACACTCAAAATAAAATACTATACAGGAAACTTGTTGACTACGTACCAAAGAAGGTTCTCTCCAATAAAAACAGAAACCGATCTTGGCTGTACGGGTACAATGAGGATCATGATCTTGTAGTCATATCAAGGACAGGAGCAATTGGAGATATAGTAATGATCGAAGGAGTTGCGATCGCGCTACCTGAGGAGCCGGATGAGTGTTTTCAAAGACATAAATCTAAGCCGGAACAATACTGGGAGAGAGAGCCGCTTCCTGTTGCCTTGTCAAAAATTCAATCCATATTTCAATGGAACGAAATGCCATCTCAATTTAAGAACGGGTGGCTCGATTATATAGACAGGCAATTTAATTTCAGAGAGCAGGGGTTTTGGTTCATGAATAATGGAGTAAAGACCTACATCACCGGTGCGCATTGGTTCTATCTACAATGGGCCAGTATAGATATGGGGTACCCTGACTTTAGGGAGGCAAATCGAATCCTGTTTATATTTTGGGAAGCATGCAAGGCGGACCACAGATGCTTTGGAATGGTGTACCTTAAGATACGCCGATCGGGATTCTCATTCATGGCATCTTCAGAGTGCGTGAACCTAGCAACGATAACAAAGAATGCGCGTGTCGGCATACTATCAAAGACGGGAGGTGACGCCAAGAAGATGTTCACCGATAAACTTGTCCCCATAAACACGAGGCTACCATTTTTCTTCAAGCCTGTGATGGACGGAATGGACAAGCCAAAAACAGAGCTAGCTTTCCGTACCCCTGCGTCTAGGATCACCAAAAAGAACATGTATGATATTGATGATGATCGAGTGGTTGGCTTGGATACAACAATAGACTGGAGAAATACGGAGGAGAACTCATACGATGGAGAGAAGCTTAGGCTTTTGGCTCATGACGAAAGTGGTAAGTGGGTGAAGCCGAACAATATCAAGGAGAATTGGCGAATCACAAAGACATGTCTTCGACTTGGAAGCAAGATCATAGGCAAGTGCATGATGGGTTCCACTTCCAATGCTCTGGCAAAGGGAGGTCAGAACTTCAAGGACATATACAACGACTCTGATGTTCTCCATAGGAACGCAAACGGACAAACAAAGAGCGGACTCTATAGGCTGTTCATTCCCATGGAATGGAACCTTGAGGGATTCATCGATATCTATGGTATGCCGGTATTCAGAACCCCTATAGCCACCATAAGAGGGGTTGATGGAGCTCAGATAACCAGGGGCGCAATTGATTTTTGGGAGGCAGAGGTAGAGGGTCTTAAGAATGACGGTGATGGGCTCAACGAGTTTTACCGCCAATACCCTCGTACAGAATCACATGCGTTTCGAGATGAGAGTAAGCAGGCCACCTTTAATCTGACCAAGATTTATCAGCAGATAGACTACAATGACTCGCTCATCATGGATCACCATGTGACTCGTGGGTCATTTATGTGGAAGGACGGAATAAGAGATACCAAGGTTTTGTTTTATCCCGACAAGAAGGGAAGGTTCCTGGTAAGTTGGACGCCGAAAAAGGACATGCAGAATAACGTGCACATCCGCAACGGAATCAGATACCCTGGCAATGAGCATATCGGTTCTTTCGGCTGTGACTCTTATGATATATCAGGGGTCGTAGATGGAAGGGGGTCTAATGGATCTCTGCACGGGCAGACAAAGTTCCATATGGACGAGGCGCCGGTGAATGAATTCTTTCTTGAGTACATAGCTAGGCCACAGACCGCTGAGATATTCTTTGAAGAGGTGCTTATGGCATGCGTATTTTACGGAATGCCTATACTTGCGGAGAACAATAAGCCAAGACTCCTGTATCATTTTAAGAACAGAGGCTATAGGGGATTCTCCATGAATAGGCCGGACAAGATTTATGCGAACTTGAGTAAGACTGAAAAAGAATTGGGCGGCATACCCAACTCTTCTGAAGATGTAAGGCAGTCACATGCTGCGGCCATTGAGTCTTACATTGAAAAACACATAGGTATTGACTTCACAGAAACCTATAGGCCATCCGATGAAATGGGATCTATGCCATTCGTTAGAACCCTTGAGGACTGGGCTAAATTTGACATAAGCAACAGAACAAAACATGACGCATCTATCAGTTCAGGACTAGCTATCATGGCTAATCAGAAACACTTATATGTTCCGGAGAAAAAAGAATCCAAAATTATCATTAACTTCGCGAGATACAAGAACGACGGAACAACAAGTCAGATCATTAGATGAAGGATATAGTAATTGACATAATCTCCACCAACTTCCCGAGTCAGTTTGCGACAGAGGCAGAGAAGAAGTCCGAAGGTTTCGGGCTGCAAGTGGGGCAAGCGATTCAATATGAGTGGTTCCGAAAGGACGGAACATCCTGTAGGTATTACGGGCAATGGAGTGATTTCCATAGAATTAGATTATATGCTAGGGGCGAACAACCAACCACTAAGTACAAGAATGAGCTCGCTGTGGATGGAGATCTATCTTATCTCAATCTAGACTGTACACCGGTTCCAGTGATACCTAAATTTGTAGATATTGTTGTCAATGGAATGTCTGACAGGATGTTCAAGCCAAAGGCTTACGCTCAAGATGCAATGTCTCAGTCAAATCGAAACCGCTATCAGAATATGATAGAGCAGCAGATGGCCGGTAAGGACATTCTTGAGATCATTCAGAGAAAGACAGGGGTCAATCCTTTTCTATCAAATCCTGATGAGCTTCCTGAAACTGACGAAGAATTGTCGCTACACATGCAGCTTAACTATAAGCCTGCCATTGAGATAGCAAATGAGGAGGCAATCAATACTATGTTTGATGTTAATCATTATGACGAGGTAAGAAAAAGATTGGACTACGATCAGACAGTGCTCGGAATATCGGTAGCCAAGCATGAGTTTCTTCCCGGCGCAGGCGTCAAGATATCATACGTTGACCCCGCCAATGTGGTTTACAGTTACACTGAGGATCCATATTTCAGAGATTGCTTTTATTGGGGTGAGATCAAAACTCTTCCTCTCACCGAGCTTTACAAGATAGATCAATCAATCACCAAGGAGCAGCTTCAAGAAATCTCTCAATACAGCCAGGGGTGGTATGATTACTACAATGTTGCTAGGTTTTATGAGAATAGTGTATTCTTCAGAGACACTTGTACGCTGATGTACTTCAACTACAAGACCACCAAGAAGATTGTATACAAGAAGAAGAAGCTAGACAACGGCGGAACCAGGTACATCCCAAAAGATGATACATTTAATCCTCCTGCCGAGATGATGGAGGAGGGTAATTTCGAAAAAGTCGAAAAAATAATAGACGTTTGGTACGAAGGTATCATGGTCATGGGAACAAATATGCTGCTGAAATGGGAGCTCGCAACCAACATGGTTCGCCCAAAGTCAGCCACACAGCATGCTATCCCTATGTATGTTGCCTGTGCGCCGAGGATGTATAAAGGTACCATTGAGTCATTGGTTCGCCGAATGATTCCATTTGCTGACCTGATTCAGATCACTCACTTGAAGCTGCAACAGGTTATTGCTAAGGTTGTGCCTGATGGTGTATTTCTTGATGCCGATGGAATCAATGAAGTAGATCTTGGGACAGGAGCTGCATATAATCCGGAAGACGCGTTACGGCTTTACTTCCAAACGGGTAGCGTCATTGGAAGAAGTTACACTCAGGATGGTGAATTCAATAATGCCAGGATCCCTATTACTCAGCTCACGTCCAATTCAGGAGCGTCCAAGACTCAGATGTTGATTGGCAACTACAACCACTATCTCGGCATGATACGCACTGTAACCGGCCTAAATGAAGCTAGGGACGGATCTAATCCTGATCCCAATTCTTTGGTTGGCCTCCAGAAGCTAGCCGCCTTGAACTCCAATACAGCCACTAGGCACATACTTGAGGCGGGCTTGTTTATCTACAAGTCACTGTCTGAGGCTATAACCTATAGGGTTTCAGACATACTTGAGTATTCAGACTTCAAGGATGAGTTCATCAATCAGATAGGAAAGTACAACGTATCTATACTTTCTGAGATATCCGATTTGTACATATACGATTTCGGAATATTCATAGAGGTCTCTCCCGATGAAGAGCAGAAGGCTCAGCTTGAGGCCAATGTACAAATGGCATTGTCAAGAGGCGACATTAACCTAGAGGACGCTATAGATATCCGTGAGATAAAAAATCTGAAACTAGCTAATCAGTTGCTAAAGCTCAAGAGAACAAACAAAGAGCAGAGAGAGGAGAAGATGGCTATGCAAAAACAAGCAATGATAGCCGAGCAACAGCTTAGGTCTCAGGAGATGGCGGCCCAAGTTTCCATGCAGAAGATACAAATGGAGACTCAGTCTAAGATCCAAATCAAACAGGCCGAGGTAGCTTTCGATGTCGACAAAATGAAACAGGAGGCAATGCTCAAATCAAGCCTTATGGATAAAGAGTTTAATTACAGTCAGCAACTAGCAAGGATAAACGCCGAGGCTCTAGGATACAGAGAGACCACGAAGGAGCAGTCAAAAGATAAGAGAATCAGTATACAGAATACCCAACAATCAAAACTTATAGAGCAAAGAAAAAACAATTTACCGTCAATAAACTTTGAGTCCAATGAAGATAGCCTAGATGGCTTTAGCTTTCAGGAATTTTCACCAAGATAACGGTATTGATTTTTTTCATACATTTGCCTAAATCAAATTTAATCGAATGGAAAACATTAAGGTAAGAATAGTAGAAGACACTGAGCAAAAAGGTGTTGCGGAAAAAGAAGCTGAGCTTCTTGCTAAGCATGAAAAAGAACAATCAGCAGTAGTAGTGGATCCATCTGCTACTATTGAAAACAAAGAAGTTCCCGCAGTAGGTGGAGACGATCCAAGTACACAGCAGGATCTGAAGGAAGAAGATGTTCTTTCTTACCTTGGAAAAAGATACAATAAGCAGATTAATTCATTTGATGAGTTAATGGCTGAGCGCCAATCAGGGGAAGAGCTTCCGGAAGATGTGGCTGCTTACATGAAATACAAGAAGGAAACCGGCCGAGGATTTGAGGATTTCTTGAAACTCAAGGAGGATTATGAATCAATGGATGGTGACCAGTTATTGAAGAGTTATCTTCGTATGACTCAAGAGGGATTGGATGACGATGACATCGAGACGCTCATGCAGGACTATAAGTATGATGAGGATATTGATGATGATCTAAAGATTAAAAAGATCAAGATCGCCAAGAAGAAGGTTATTACGGACGCCAAAAAGTTCTTTACTGAACAGAAGGAGAAATACAAGCTGCCTCTTGAGTCAAGGGGATTGGCAATCTCTGACGAAGAGAAGGAAGAGTTTGAGGCGTATCGCGAATATATACAGAGAGCTAAGACAGCTGATGAAGAGACCAGTCGTAAGCGTCAATGGTTTGACCAAAAAACGAACGAAGTGTTTAATCAAGAATTCAAAGGTTTTGAGTTTGAGGTAAACAACAAGAAGGTAGTCTTTTCGCCAGGTGATTCTACCGAACTAAGAAAGGCACAGTCGACTCCATCGAACTTCATAAGCAAGTTCCTAGACGAGAAGACTGGGCTCATGAAAGATGCGGTGGGCTATCACAAGTCCTTGGCTATCGCAATGAATCCGGACAAGTTCGCCAAGTTCTTCTATGATGAGGGAATGGCAGCTGCAACGGAAGCTAGTCTCAAGGGAATAAAAAATATAGATATGACCGAGAGACGAACTCCTGAGATTACAAAAACAACCGAGGGAGTACAGGTTAAGGCGATGAATCCTGACTCTGGAAAGAGTCTTAAAATCCGCAGCAAAAAACAAGTTTAACTTTTAATACCTAAAAAGACATGCCTCTTTTAAGTTCACCGACATTCGCTCTTCAGCCTGCCGCCGAGCAGGTTGCGTTGTCGACAAATTATATCACCAATTTCAACTTCCTCAATCAGTATCTTCCTGATACTTACGAGAAGGAGTTTGAGCGCTACGGTAATCGTAGTATCGCATCTTTCCTACGTATGGTAGGAGCTGAGATGCCGTCCAATTCTGACCAAATCAAATGGGCTGAACAAGGTCGTTTGCACATCAAGTACACTAGCTGTACATCTGCTGCTGCTGCGGGCGCTTCTACAGCCACGTTTACTGTGGCCGATTCAGGTGTCACTTATGTGGCTATTCGTATTGGTCAGACATTGATGATCCAGAACAACACCTCGGGTGTGTTCAATAAGGCGATCGTCACTGCTGTTCCATCTGCGACCACCTTCACTGTAGCTTATTATGAAGCTGCCGGTCAAGCATTTGCAGTATCCACTGCCTGCACTGTATTCATTTACGGTTCAGAATTCAAGAAAGGAACCAACGGAATGGTTGGCTCTTTGGAAGCTGAAGATGAGATCTTCTCAAACAATCCTATCATCATCAAGGACAAGTACGCCGTAAACGGATCGGACATGGCTCAGATCGGATGGGTTGAAGTGACCACTGAGAATGGCGCTACTGGATACTTGTGGTATCTTAAGTCTGAGCACGAGACTCGTTTGCGTTTCGAGGACTACCTTGAGACCTCAATGATTGAAGCGGTTCCTGCTGCAACAGGATCAGGCGCTAAGACAGCGGGTATGATGGGATCGGAAGGTGTTTTCTACGTGGTAAACCTTCGTGGAAACGTATGGGGCGGTGGTACACCAACAACCCTACCTGACTGGGATACTATCGTATCACGTCTTGACAAGCAAGGAGCGATCGAAGAGAACGTGGTTTTCGTAAATCGTGGATTGAGCTTTGACATTGACAACATGTTGGCCACATTGAATGGCTTCAATGGATCAGGTGCTGCAAACTCAGCTTCTTTCGGTCTATTCGACAACGATGTTGAGATGGCATTGAATCTTGGATTCAGCGGTTTCCGTCGCGGTTACGACTTCTACAAGTCAGATTGGAAGTACTTGAATGACCCAACAATGCGTGGTGGCCTAAACACTACAGCAGGCACGGCAACA